GCACGCTGGGGCGTAATGCTCAGGCAATCTGAAACCGTCCGGCAGGTCCTGTGATCTGCCGGACGTTTAAAAGCACTCCACAACGTAGCGGAATGCGATGACCGTTGTTTTGAAAGGTGAAGATCATGGCTGGTATTCAAGACTTTGTAGAATGGTATGACGACTTCCTTGGGCCGCAAACAGTGCTTGCGTCACCCGTGGGGAGCGATCAATGGGACTTGGTCGTAACGGGAACGACGCCAACCGCAACGGTCGGCGGGATCAATGGCGAGTTGACGCTCGCAAACTCATCTGCGACGGAAATTCAGAATTGTTGCGTGTTCACGAGTGACATTTTGAACTACGACATTGATCTGATTCAGCGAGCCGAGTTTCGCGTCAAGTTTACTGCTCAGACGGGTGGCACATGCGACTCGACAACGTCGATCGCGTTTGGGTTGGCGAGTGCTCGTGCCGATGCAATTGATAGCATTGCATCGCATGCGTTGTTTCGCATTATCGGCAGTAACGCAATCGTCGTCGAAACAGATGACGCGGTCACCGACAGAGACGACGTCGCGACCGGAGTCAGTTTCGTGAGCGGAGTTTATCGCAAGTTCGTGATTGATTTCACTGGCGGCAAGTCAGACGTTAAGTTCTATATCGACGGTGTGCGCGTGGCGGCTTCTACGGTTTTCACGATGGCAAGCTACACCGCAGGGTTCCAGCCGTACTTTCAGATTCAGAAAACGTCGGACAATAACACCGATGCCTTTTCTGTAGACTATATCAAGATCGTATCAAAGCGAGCCTGATATGAGTTTGGCGGACAGGATCGTAACCGATGCGGTGGGGGTGTTTCTTAACAGCGATCACTTCGCTGAAACAGTCACGTACCACCCGCATCGGTTCGGGACGCCATCGACGCCAAGAACAATCAAGGCGGTTGTGATTCGCAATCAGGTGTCTACGTTCGGGCCTGATGAACAGATTGTGCCAGAGTTTGAAATCCGAGTTGCCAACAATTCCACAACCGGAATCAGCAGCGAGGAACTAAACACTGGTGGCGACATGATCAAGCTGGCCGTGCGAGTCGGAGAAACACCGACGAAGCGGTCAGTGCAATTATTGTCTGAACATGACTCCGGAATGCTGGTGTTGATATGCCGGTAACATTTCAAACGCCTGTCGTCTCACAAATCTCAGATGAGATCTTCGCGCGGCTTCAGGCGTTGGTGTCCGGCAGTGCTGGGGCGTATGCGTTCACAGATGTTGTCAGGCCGACAAAGCTGGCGACATACACGCCGCAACATGGTCTGATCGTGTTGACTCGTGGTGAGGTTTCACGACTGACGGAAATCGATTGCCCCGGCAATCCTCCGGCGGTCGGTTATCAACAGACGTTTTTAATTCGTGTTCATATTGCTCCAAGCGAAAAGGACACAACGCCAGTCGAGGTGTATGAGGACGTCATGGAGGCAGAGATTCACAAGGCCATTGTGGACGATCCGGCAACGTGGCACACGTTCGGAGAACTCGCAATTAATGCTGATCTTGGGGCACAACAAACTGCAACATCAGATGGCGGATACGATGGAATCGCCATTCCTCTGACGGTTATGTTTCGAGTCAGTGAGGGCGATCTGTACACGGTGCGAGCATGATTGCCATCGACATCGACGCAAAGCAGTTAAAACGGTTGCGTGAGTCGGTCGGTAAAGCAAAAAAGAAATTCGGGCGAGAACTGGCAGCGGCAATCAACGCGGCTGCGAAGAAAACAAAACTGGACATCGGGCGAGACGTTCGAAGCGTCATCGCCATCAAGAAAAAAGAGTCTGAAGCCCCGCTGAAGATTCACGCGAAAGCCACAGCGGACCAGCCAAAGACAACTGTCAGCATCGCAAAAACCAGACGACTCGGGCTCAGGCACTTCGGGGCACGTCAGGACAAACGCGGCGTATCGTTCAAGATTTCAAAACAGGGCGGACGGAATCGAGTCGACGGAGCATTCCAAGGCCCGAAACCGGGTGTGATGAATACCAAATGGAAGGGCAATGCGTTCCGAAGAGTTGGCAAAGAACGCTTACCGATCATTCACATCCGAGGGGTGTCAGCATTTGGGGCATACGTGAAAAACAAGTTCACGAAGCCGCAAATCAAGCGAATCAATGACGAGCTGCGAAAGCAGATGGAACGACGGATCAAACTCAACATTCTGCGAGCTGAAGGGCTCGTGTCGAAATAGGAACAAAACATGAGCGGACTTTTGAGACGTCGTCGCGTATTCGCTGCCAAGGTTGAAACAACTGTCGGCACTGCAGAATCATTGACAGCAGCCGAAGCTGCATTCAACGCGGAAGATTTTACCATTCAGCCTAATGTCGCTGTCACCCGACGACAGGGGCAAGGTGGATTCAATTATCTGCCGGGTATTCCAGAAGGAATGCAGGGCACATGCACGGTACGTTTTGGGATGAGCTACAACGGCACGACGCTGCCGACATGGGCATCAGTGCTTCTGCCAGCGTGCGGATGGGTTGCGACGGGGCTCGTGCTGTCTCCGGTGACGCAAGGCCCTGGCGGCGCGGCTGGAGTAAAAACACTTACGATCGGCGAATACAAGGACGGAAAGTTGTCAGTGTTGTCCGGCGCAATGGGCACATGGAAAATCATCGCGGAAACCGGCAAGCAAGCGATGATCGAATTCACTTTCACCGGAAAGTATTCGACCAATGAAACAGACATCGCAATCCTCGCTCCAACGTATCCGACCGTACTTCCTCTGCGTGTGGCTCAAGGTGCGTTGACATGGAACTCCGTCGCACTGTGCACGGCATCAGTTGAGATCGATTCAGGCAATACTGTGACAATGCGTGAGTGCGTCAATGCCAGCGATCGCAGCGGCTACATTTCCGCGATTGTCACCGATCGGGCTCCGGTCATCACGGCGAATCCCGAATCTGCATTGGTAGCCACACAGGACCGTGACGCTCTGTGGCTGACAAGTTCCGCGCAGGCGTTTTCGATGCAGATTGGAGCAACTGGAAATTCGATCACGATTGCAGCCCCCAAAGCTCAACTTGAAAACAAGCAGCAGGGCGACCGCAACGGAATCATGTCGGACGATTTAACTTGGCTCTGCACCGCCGGAAGTTCCGTCGATACCGAACTCACTATCACTTTTGATTGATTTATATGCCTCGAAGTCTTGACCCTTCATCGAAGCTCACGATGGTTCTCGCCTGCGACGTCGACAAGACGCCGCAGCCGAAGATTTTCGCCAAAACGCCTACGCTCAACCAGCAACGAAAACTGGTCGCACTGCTGCAAGGCTTGGGCGGTGGTGACATCGCGGCGAGCATGGACGCACTATTAGACGCGGCGGCGATGTGTCTAACTGGCTGGGAGAATATTCCGGTCGAATTCAGCCGCGAAACAATTGGCGATGTTTTGACGCTTGATGAGATGATTGAGGTGTTCACGTTCTTGGCGGCGTCAACGTCAGCCACTCCAGACGATAAAAAAAAATCAGAGTCGCAGCCCTCGTGCGATGTGGTGAACTCTGCAAGTCCTGCGTCGGTCGTTGTCGCGACATTGTAACGCCGGAGCAACCTGCAGAAATAGAGTGTCCAGAATGCGGCGGTGAGGGATGCAAGAACTGTAAGGATGGATGGTTTGAGGTTGGTCAATGTCCCATGAAATTCATTGGGCCGGAACTCAACAGTGATATTCAGATCGTGACAGCCAGTGAGCACCATTTGCCAGTGACTGGCGGAATCCTCGATCAGTCGGCGTGGTGGTTCGAGCTGAGAAGCATTTTGCGAAGCGAAGAATACCGAATCGAAAGCGAACGAGACAAAAGGCGGAACCTGTGAGCAACGGCATTGATTTTGTCATCGGCGGAAAGAATCAGGCACAGCCTGCAATGTCCGCTGTCGAAAAATCGCTCCAGCGTCTCGAACAAAAGACGGACTCGGTCAGCAAGTCCACGCAACGACTGGCAGCTATCACGGGAACACTCACGGCCGTTTACGCAGCGGTCAAAACCGCGATGGCGGCACTGGGTGGAATCAATCGCATCAACGCGGCCTATGATGCACAAACAGAGTCAGTGAAGAAACTGAACTCCGCTCTGCAGATTCGCGGAGACGCAGATGCGACGTCAAAAATGCAGGATGTCGCCAAGTCCATCGAGAAGATGACCGGCGTATCCGACAATGCAGCCCTTGCGTTAATGCAGCAAGCGTCGGGAATGGGATTCGCTACGGGCAAGATGGACGATGCAGCCAAGGCCGCTATTGGACTTGGCGCGGCAATGGGCAAAGACGCGGCGTCTGCTATGGGCGATCTAAAATCAGCCCTTGAAGGCAACTTTGACGCATTTGCGGCGGTCAATCCGCAGATCATGTACATGCGGACGAATCAGGAACGACTCGCGGCCGTTATGGCAATCGCCAATCAGGGACTGGCACAGCAAGCGGCGGACATGACGACGGTGGCAGGTTCTGGCCGTCGTGCTGACTCCGCAATGTCAACGCTCATGGAATCGATCGGTAAAATCATTGCCCCGATTCGAGTGCTGATCAATGCGGGACTCCAGCAGTTGGCAACGTCACTGGATTCGCTGCTCGTTCCGGCTGTCGAGTTCGCCACAAGGATTCTTGAAAACATTGGTCCGATTATGGACTACGTGAAAGAAAAGGTCGTTCAGGCCATCAATGTGATTGTCGGTGCGTTCACGTTTATGGAGGTTATCGTCACGAATCTGGGCAGCGTTTGGGAGATTGCAAAAGCGGCGGCTGAACTGGCAATGATTACTATTTCAGAAGTGATCATGCACGCATTCACGCAGACCATTCCGGCTTATGTCGTGTGGTTCGGTGAAAACTTCATCAACCTGATACGCGACGCATTTAACGGCGTCATCACGATTATAACGAACGCTGGGCGAATCATTGGCGAAACGGTTTACCAGATTTTTGCGTTCATAGCGTCCGGCGGTGAAGGCGGCATCGAAGGACTGATGGCAGGGCTGGGAGAAGCGGCGAGCATTAGCCTGCTTGACGGTTTTCAGTCGCAACTGACGTCACTTCCGGAGATTGCAGCCCGACAATTGACGGAACGCGAAAAGGATCTCGCTGAAAAGATTGGTGCAGTTGGTGGGCGTCTCGGTGAAGAGTTTTCGAACAAAATGCGTGACAGAATGCTGGGCGTCGGCTCAACACTGTCCACTGAAGTGCAAAACGCGGCAAGCAGCATCGATTTGAAGATGAGGCCGTCAGTGTTGACTCAAGGAACTGCAGTCACAGAGGGGCGATTGCTCACACGCGGTCCGGGAATGCGGCTACCCGATCAAATGCAGGAAATCATTCGACTGCTTAAAGATCCGCCACCACCGAAACCGCCAAAGGCGAAAATTCTCGTTCAGTTGGATCGAGATCAGATGAAGGTGTGGGACGACGTACGTCAGAACACTGCCAACACAATGCAGATGGAGGCAATTGTCTAATGGCCGTCATCGACGCGACAAAAATGTGGAGCCGGGAAGGAGGCAGCGGCACGTCGGAAAAGTACGACGCATTCCCGACAATCTACAGCCATTCCGAAGCGTATTTCGTCACACACGCCGTGGACGATAATGCCGAAACGATCAAGGAAACCGCGTTGCTTCCGGCGTACGGATCACGGCACGTTTCGGGTGTCGATTCGTTTTTGAAAACTAAAACAACTGAGTCTGTCGGGCCAATTTCGTCAATCGTCACGCTGCAATACGAAGGCAAACGATTTGATGCAACGGTTGAGATTGAGTGGTCGGACTCGACATCAACGGAACCAATCGATCGTGATTACGACGGGGAGGCAATCGTCACCGCGTGCAAAGAGCAGGTCGAAGGGCTGACGATGGAAATATCGGATCCGGTTGCGGTGATTCGCCGGAAGTTTTTCACGTTCAATGCGTATGCTCTTGCGGCATATCGTCACGCCACAAACTCAGACACATTCCTTGGATGGCCACCCGGCACGGCACGCATCGTTGGCTACTCGGCCAAGAATCAATTTAAGTACGGTTTGCCATTGGAGCAATGGGACGTGACCGCACGCATTCAGTTCCGCTTACCGCTGATGGGGGCGACATCAGCTCAGGCGTGGTACAAGCGATGGCGGCATGAAGGGCTTCTGATTAACGGGTCAGCAACTCCAGACACGACTGTTGTACCGGTGCGGGCGAGAGACCTGAACGGGCAAGAAGTAACAAAGCCGGTCCTGCTAAAACTGAACGGAACGCAGGAACTGGACCCGGACGCAGCCGTCTGGAAGTACACGCAGATCTACAACTCGCTTCCTTACGCATCACTGGGGCTCCTGTAATGGCCAATTCATTCAAGTTCACTTCGCAACTTCAATTCGCTCGTGACAGCGTTGTGGTCGATAATCCGCCGATGAAAGTGGTGGAAAAGACAACGACGTCTGAACTGAAGACGCAGAACGTGCAAGTTGTGGGAACGACTCACGAAGTCATTGCGGCCGGAGATGTGACAGACAGTGCAGCCTGTCGAATCGAGAATCTACACGCCACGGCAATCATTTCGGTCGGCGGTGACGCGGCGGGATCATTTGTCAAATGGTTTGACGTTCCGCCAGGCGAAGTAGCGTACCTTCCTCGCGTCGGAACGCTCGCAACAACCTATCTCGATTCGGACACGGCATCAACTCCGGTTCAGGTGACGCTAATCAAGGTTGTAACATAACGTGGAAGCAGCGTGGTTCACTCCGGAGCAAGGTCGCGAAATGTGGCAGGATTACCTGCGACGTAAGCAGCTTGCTGCACAGCAAACGCAAAACTTCCCGCAACGCCGACCGCTTGACGAGCCATCTCCACACCGTGTCTTCGTCTACAACACCGGCAGCGAGATCATTCCTCCCTATGCCTGCATGAGAGTCACGGGCACGCGAAACATAAACAACGTGACAGCAATTGACGTTGAAAAGCCAACGTCGACGGATGGCGAGTTCCTGTTTAACTCTCAGTTTCCAATTGCCGTTCCATCATCGACAGACACGGGCGTTGGATGGGCGTTTCGGTTCGGCGTCGTCATCATGACTGGGAGCGATCCGAGCGAGCCGGGCGTTGAATATTTACCAATTGTTGGGTCATGGGAAGTCGAAGAGGGGGCAGGTCCGTTTGTCGTCTATGGGCATCATCGAGCGAATGAGGAATCGGATGATCGGGCGTTGATTGGGAGGTTTGCTGGCGGCGGTTCCGGCGGCGGCCACACAATGTGGTTTGTCATCGCTGATGTTCTCTGCCCTGACGGCTATGAAGTCACGCAAAACACAATTCGAGTTACCCCGCTATGGTACACAGGAAACTGCGGCACAGTTCCGCCGGGCCGACAGGATGACGGATATTGGCACGTTTATGACATATGCAGTTATTTGTCTGGGCAGGTCGCTGACGATTTGCCCGGGACAACTGGCAGAGCGACGTATTACTACCCGTACACAGCCGACGATTACGATCCCCCACCTTGCGTTCCGGCATGGATCTTGAGCGACCTTTGCGCACAGCCGGAGTGCTGAGGAATGCCATCACGATATCTTCGCAGATCGTCACCAGACAGGCTCAAGCCATGCTCAGAGCGAATGGTTGACGTTTGCGACATTGAAACGGCTGATGGCTGTTGTGGTGTGATTCCCTGCAAGCTTTGTCTTGAATGGGAGACCTACGACGACGGCATCGCCTACGGTTCAGCGACATTCGCTGGCTCATCATGGACAGGCACGGTCGGCGGGCATTCGTTCGTTTCATATTGGGAGCGAAACTACGAGACCGACGAATGTGAGTACATTGTCACATTCGACGACGAAGAAGTTTACCGCGCAAACTGCTACGAGGGGGCAAGCTGCCGAGATCCGAGCGGCACGGTGGCAGTGGCAACGGCATATCTCGAAGGCACGTTGAGCTGGAGCAAGCACGAGCCACGAGAACTAGCGTTGATTGTTGATCCTGACACGGGCTGCAATGATTTCTTTTGCGGGGATTGCCGGTGCTCGTGTGATTGCTTGTGCGTGACGATTACTCCGTACAGCGGTGATGTCGTCGCGGGTGAGATTTGCGATACGTCATATCCTTGTGATCCGCCGGTCTGGGAAGGGGCAATAGGCTATTACAACCTGTCGATTGCGCTGGGCCGAGACGATTACGGAAACTGCATTATCACCGTAACCTCGGACGGCGAGGAGCAGGAGCCAGTTGCAGTCACCGGCTGTGCGGATTTGTCGGCAAGCGTAACGCTGCCGAATGGCGATCTGATTGAGGTCAGATGCAAGCAGTGTGACTGTGAAGAAATACCCCCAATAATCGGTGATTGCATTTGCGGTCGTCCGATGGGTGAAACGTTGCGACTGCTTTGGTCATCCGGAAACGGGACGCATGGCTCGGCGGCCAGAGAGTTCCTGCTTTATTACGGAATGCAGGACGAAGATGGGATC